ATTATGCTGTTATAGGTATCGTGGATGCTGTCTGTAACGACTTTGATGGAGGTACCACACTATTAGATTACAAAACATCCAAGCGATATGGACCATATTTACCAGAGGATTACTACAGACAGCTTATTATTTACGCATTTTTATATACTTTAGAGATGGGAGAGATGCCAAAGTTCGTAGGAGTTAGTTACTTACGCTTTGATGACACGTTTTATGTCAAAGTTAACCAACCGGTATTAGACGAGGCCAAAGAATTAATCAAAATGGTACATGATTGTCTGAAAGAAAGAATGGAAGTTGAAGAGAATTATGAACAGAAACCACAAAATCTATGTAAATGGTGTTCTTTCTACAAAGGTAATGGTGGTACATGTGATGTGCAGATACCTAAATGGAAACCAAAAGGTAGGTCTTACAAGAAATCTACAGTCAAAAGTGAGAACTCGGTATTATCAGAGGAAGAATTCTTAGCACACACAGAAATACCAGAAGAAGAAGGTATGGTCAAAGGAAAGGTGGTTTGGGATGATTGATACTCCAGAGATTTATGCTGCTGCGACAATGTTAGGTTTAACTTTGTTCTCAGCAGTGTTCTGGTATGCATTAAGATGGGCTGAATGAACGTAAGCTTTATATAGTAGGACGTTCTAATAATATGCAATGGCGCGCGACGATTATGGGGCCATCTCCGTGATTTCTGACGAGGAACGAGAAGCTTTAGGCTTAGGAGGAGGTTCTAGAAAACCAGAGGAAGAGGAAGGACTCTTCGAAACTATAGGTAAAGCTGGTGATAAACTAGGTGAGACTAAACTAGGTCAAAAACTTGGTTCTATACTGACTGTCTTGATATTAGCTTTTTTTGGAGGCGGTGGAGACCTAAGTGCGCTTGAAGATATTTTTGGAGGAGAAGAAGAACCGATGTTAAAGGGTGGATGCACGGACCCAACTGCTATAAACTACAAACCGGATGCAGATTTTGATAATGGCAGTTGCGCTTTTCCTCCTCCTGTTATCTACGGTTGTATGGACCCAAATGCTTTGAATTATAACTCACAAGCCACACATTCTAACAATCAATGTAGCTACCCACCTAACCAAAATGGTACAGGTAACGAAACTACTACAAATGAAACAGTATATGGATGTATGGATATAGATGCTAACAACTTTAATGATAGAGCTACTGAAGATGATGGCTCTTGTGACTATGAAAATGAAGAAAACCACTGTAACCACACTCAATTAACTGTCTGGAATGGGTTAGAAGAACAAGCAATACTTTACACAACAAGTGGTAACCAGACTAATGTTAGCTTTGGTAGAGAAGGTCATGATAATTTAGAATTATATATTGATATGGATACTAATTGTAACGATTTCGAAGATGAGCTAGCTGTTATGATATGGTATGACATAGTACATGTTATTCCAATATTTGATGATAATGGTACATTCTCATATTATCGATATGACAATTATACATATGATGAGTTTTGGTTTAATGTATCTGGTTGGTGGGAAGATACCCATTCATTAGATTCTAATGCAGAACCTTACGAAGAAACATTTAATGACCCTTACGAAGGGGTTTATTTTTTCTATGCATCTATTGATGTAGATTGGAATGGAACAGGAGAGTATGAATATTATGGTTATATAACTAACTTCCCACAGTCATGGGAGGAAGGGTATGAATATAGTGAAGAGGATGGAATAAAACTCGAGGAGGAAGTATGAACAATGCAGGAATTACTTACAAATATACTACTACTGTTGGCGATAACTATGGCATCATTAGCAGTTACCTTTGTAATTATAGTAATGTTGAGGATAGCTTACAGATTCATCCCAAAACTACCCTCTTTAAAAATACCGAAACGACAGAAAATAGAGGTAAAGAAACCACAAAAGGAAAGGAGGACTGAAGATATGAGTAAACAAGCAAGTGAAGGAATTACATTTAATGACATTTTTATGTTTATGATTGCTGTACCGTTAGTTTTACTCTGGGTTGGGTTTGCAGGGTTCGTTATACACACCGGACTTAATAACTCAGCTGTTCTTGAAAACATTGAAGCATATACAACTTTGATAGCTATATTAGGTGGGCCAGCCCTTCTAATCATCAAAGATGCTTTAGATGTATGGAAACAAGAACAAGCAGAGAAAACAGCATTTTACAAGGTAAAAGCACAAGCAGTTATTGATTATAATGATGCAGCTCAGAAACAATCTCAAATGATTGAAGCTAAATCACAAGAACAAGAACATAAAATAGAATCAGGTATTACACTACCAGCTAAAAAGAAATAGGTATAACTATGGACGCAAGATATTGCAAACACTGTGGACGCAAGCTTAAGCCTAGTGACACTGATAGATGTATGAAATGTTTTCTTGAAGATGGTGGAAGAGTTTTATCTGAAAAGCGACTATAAATAAGTAAGTGGTAAGCTTTATATACTAGCACTACATACGTATTATAGTGGCTCTCTAACAGACCACGGAACCACAGAATTTAACGCAAAACGCGTCTTCTGAGGGCCACACAAAATAAAAGGAGAAAGATAATATGTGCTGTTGTGATAACTGCGATTGTAAGTGTGACTGTTCTGAGTAACGAAAGCTTTATATAGAGCTTTGTTCTTAATGTTTTAAAGGTGAATAACCTATGGCAAACGAAACAAGTAACAACACAGCCGATAATGGCAATATGACAGCAGGAGACAATAACACTGCTGAAGAAGGAAACGTAACAGCTATTATTGACACTGTAACAGAATCAGGTCTATTAGATACTATCATGGACGAACCATTACTGATGGCTTTATGTGCTGTAGTATTAGGTATGGGCGGATACATCGCTTATACTGTACCAGCAGTAAAAGAGTTAGTCTTTAAATATATAAAGAATAACGAAGCAGAATTAATGGACTTGCTTGATAAGAACATGACAAAAGCCCAACAAAAGGTTTTTGAAAAAATGGACGAAACTGCACAAAAGCATGTCAAAGACTCTTTAGTTAAAAATGTATTAATTACAGCTTGGGATGAAAAAGATGATGAGCTTGCAGCATTAGTCAAATCTAAAGTTAAGGCCGCTATCGACGAAGCCAAGTAATGGACGTCGAGGAATACGAAGCGCGTTTACGTAAGAGGGTCGGAGAAGCTGAATATGAACGTCATAAAGAACTTGTCCGCCTTCTGGCGCGAAATCTTGCTCTTGAAGACGTGCTTTGGGAAGAAATTTTATTATCTATTCGGGATGTACACGCTCGAACAGAGTTATTGCGACAGAGGAACAGTATTGTACGCGATATTCATACTGAGTTTCGCGCTCTTAATATTGAAGTACCTACTGTAACAGAAACTAAATCAGAAGATTTTGCTTCACTTTTAGGAGAATTAGCCAATGAAGGCGATAGTGAACGAGACGAAAAAGTTTAATGCCGCAATATCAGGTGCAGGAGCACATGATTCAAGAGCTTTAGAGAATATATTCGAAAAATGTAGACACGATAAGAAAAAAATGACGACATTAGTTCGTGCATTTTGTGAAGCTTATCTTGTAGATAACCAAAACAGACCTTTGAGGTTAAGACCTTTACAAGAAAGTATAGTTGTCACAGCCCTCACTCACCCCGCAAATGAAAAACAGCGCAAAATGGCTATCTTGGCTCCACGAGGCTCTGGTAAATCCTACGCCCTCTCTGTTGCTGCTACTGTATATATGTTCTTTAAAAGATTTAGAGATTTAATATTTATCTTGGCTCCATCTGAGGACCAAGCTTCACTTATATTTAATTACGTTTATAGGCATTTCGCTGATAATGCCTTTTTATCAGGCTTAGTTAAGAATTACAGATTCCATAACAAGCCTAACATAACACTTAAGGGGGGCACTGTTTTGCGTAGAGCTCCGGTAGCTGCATCTAACCAAGGGCAAGCTATACGTGGCCAGCACCCTACCTTCTTAATTGTGGATGAGAGTCCACTTATAGATGATAAATTATTCATTGACAATGTAGAGCCCTGTATTGTAGCGAACAAAGCACCCTTTATTAACTTGGGTACCCCGAAAAGTAAAGAAAATCACATGTGGCGTTATTTATATGACGATGCTTATGCAGATACGTTTACAAGATTAGTGTATACATGGAGAGATGCGGTAAAGGCTGGTAGAGCCTATACGCCTCCATACACAGAATCAGAAATGCTTGATAAGATGTTGGAATGGGGTGAAGATTCAATATATTGGAGAACAGAATATGAGTGCGAGTTCGTCGAGTCGGTCTCAAACATCTTCAATCCAGAAGCTATCAAAGCCTGTAGACAACGGGGAACCTCTTTCGCAGAGCGAGGAAAAGTTTATCCGAATTGTACTGTGGCCGTGGATATTGGCAAATCCGTTAATAGTACTGTTATTAGCGTTTGGGCCGTCGAGAAAGCAGCAGATGGAAATATTGCACGTCTTATCTCTTTGGAAGAAATCAATCCTAGAAGCGGTGGACATGACATTCCATTTCAACGACAACGTATCATTAACACTGCTACAGACTTTGGGGCTGAGCGTATTATCATTGACGCTACTGGTATTGGCGGTGCGATTGAGCAAGACATAAGGAAAGCCTGTTACGAAGATGGAAGACATTTTATACCTTTCGTTTTTACTGGAGGCCCAAAGGGTACTAAAACCCAAGCTTACAGAGATTATGTATCATATGTGCAACAAGGTATAGTAAAAATACCACATCCTGCGGATTTAGAGAAAGATGACGCTAAATTAGTCAATAAATGGATAAGAGAGCACTGTGAATTAGAATATGTGATGGATGCAGCCCAAAAAACAGAGAGAATTGCTGCTCCAGATGGTAAACATGATGATTATTGTGATAGTTCGGTAATGGGTATACATGCGTGTTTGTCCATGTCACCAGCTAGTGCTACCTTTGCTAGTACTAACATAAGTAAAAATGTTAGAAGACCTAGTCAAAATACAGACGTTCCTTCTATTTTTAGGACCGGAAGAGGTAAAAATACCCTGAATAAGCATATACCGGGGGGATTATGAGCGAAAGCTTTATATACTCTGTTTATATAATAGGAATTGATAGCTATGGCTCTACGTGATTATTTGCCTTGGAATAGGCGTAAATTTGCGTCGGTGGGGTCGAACCCGCCATTTGCCGCAAACGAACCTCGAGATTATGGTGCAGGTGTTATTAAACGCCTTCAGCTCCAAAATCAATCGAATATGTTCGGTGGGCAATACGAAAAGCAAATAGGAGATGCAAGAACGTACATGAATGTGTACCTAGCTGACCCTATTGTTAGAACGCTTATTGATTTACCGTGTTTATACGCGGCCAAGGATGGTTACGATATAGTAACAGATAATGACGAAGAACGCCAAGCTATCACTAAACTTTTTGATGAAATTAATATTGACCAATTATTATATGGTTGGTTGAGAAATGGTCGTATTTTTGGTACTTCATATCTAGAATATACAGGAGATAACCTAGTTTTAAGGTCTTCTCTTAATATGAAGGTACAAAGAACTCCAAATGGTCAGATTATGTATTATTATCAAGATTTAGGAGATGACAAAACATCTGTGAGGTTTGAAGAGAATGAGATTATTGAATTTAAAAATAACACTTTTGATGATTTTGCTTATGGTCTTAGTGATATTCACCCAATCCTTTACTTGGTTGACCTCAAAGACTATGCTGAAAGAGATATTGGTGCTGCTCTTAATAAATACGCTAATAGTAGGTTTGATATTAGTTGTGGGCTTCCTGATATGCCTTACAACGCTGACAAAATTAACGAAGTTGTAGATGCATTTAATGGATTAGAACCCGGCGAAGATATTATACATGGTAATGATATAACAGTTAAAGAGTTACAAGGTACACAACGAGCGTTTGAGTATGGTAAGTACACAGACGATATATTAAAAAAGATACATATAGCTTTAAAGGTACCAGTTTCAATGTTTGACAAACCAGAGCAAGCACGAGCTGTCTTTGAACCATACGTTAGACATTTACAATCAGCAGTAGAATCAGCATTAAATTCACAATTAATGCCACAATTAGAAAGTGGTGGAGCTAGATTTAAATTTAGACAAATAAATGTAGACGATGCTTTTGTTAAAGCAAAAACTGATATGATATACTTATCAGAGGGTGTTCTTTCACCTAATGAAGTAAGGTCAGAGAGAGGATTGAATCCGGACGGAATAGCAGAAATGCAAGAAACAGCACAAAATGTTAACCTATCTGGAGGAAAAGACCAAGATAAACAAGAAGAGTCCGCAAGGACAGAAAATAGAGCTGGTAATCAACCAGCAGCAAATCCAACGGGGGATAGAGAAAATGAGTAAAGAATATGCGTATGAGCATTGCTTACTAGAAACAGCGCCACGATTAAAAAAGCGTGGCCATGAGAACTACCAAGAACTCGCATCTAATTTATGTAGGATGAGAGTTGACACCATGCCAGATGAAGAAGCTGGCCGACAATTTGCAAGTAACGTAAATGGTAACGTAGACGGAACTAAACGTACATTTGCAATGGAAGTGTTTGGAGATGTAGCTCTCGTTGACGATTATCATGAATTTCCGGTCATTGCTATAACATCAGGCCCCCACGATGAAGAAGGTGACCAAAAGGTTTATATAGAACCAAGTATACTAAAAGATAATATTGACTCTTTCAATGAGCTCCCAGTTTACTTTAACCATCAACGTACCCCCGACGATTTGTTGGGCATGGCTATCAACCCGGAATACGTAGAATTAGAAGATGGTTTACAAGCTGTTAAGCTTATGGCACGCATCCACAAGGATGCTATGAAAGCAAATGAAGTGTTAGAAAAAATAGAAAATGGCGATATGACTCATGTCAGTATTGATTGGCTTTCCAAGGATGTTGACGTCTTAGGTGAGCCATTTGCGACAGACATTCGTCCTGTCGAGGTGAGTTTCATTGATAATGAGACTCGTACTCCTGTGTGTGACGCATGTACAATTGAAACGAAATGTGAAGAAAAGGAAGAATCTTGTGACTGTGATGGTCACGAGGAAAAGCAAGTACCTGTAGAACACGGGTCAACTAGCGAGGTAACTATGACAGAAGAAGTAGTAGAAACAAAAGAAAGCAATCCTATCGTAGAGCGTGAATTCGCAGCTATGAAAGATAAAATTGCAGAGATGGAATCTGTCCACGCAGAGTTAACTTCAGCTCATGAAGAAGCTCTCGCCACTATCTCCAAGTTCGAGGAAGCAGAAGAATTAAGAAAAGCAGATGCTGCAAAAGCACGCGTTTCTGGATTTGTTGATGCAATTATCAATAAGGAAGCATTACTCGGCAAGGTAGATGACGAGACTAAAGAAGAGCGTATGAAAGAACTTAACGCATGGGATGAGATTAAGCTAGAAGGATTCAGCATCGCTATGGAACAAATACCAGTCCCTGAAGAGACCGAGAGGACCTTCGGAAAAGGTAAATCCGTAGAAGCTGAAGCAAAACCAGAGGAAGTAGAAGCTCCAGAAACATCACGAATGTTCGCGATGAAAGATGGAAGAATTGTTTTCAATGGTGTAGAAGAAGAAAATAAGGAAGAATAAATATGGCAGAAACCAAAACAGTATTAGTAAATGATGGTGGAGCTCCAGCAAGAATTATGAATTTCAAAGCTGGTGAAGCTATTGAAGCCGGTGAAGCATTAAAAATGCACACTGACGGAACAGTCAAACTTCAAACATCCAATTTATTAGAAATAGTAGGGTTTGCATTAACCGATGCAGCATCTGGTGCACAATGTTCAGTTGTAACCGGAAGCGGAATCATCCTTAATGTAATAACCGATGCAGTAACATGTGGTGACGAATTGTCAGTAGACAGTGCAAAACCCGGTTTCCTAGAAACCAAAACTGCATACGCAGATGGAACAGCCGAGGATAAAATAGTAGCAATCGCTCTAGAAACCAACGCAACCACAGACACGATGACTAGGGTCATGGTGATTTAAGGAGATATAAAATATGGTAACAGCACAAAAAGGTCTCGCAACCTCAACACTATCTAGTGTAGCTAACCGTGTACTTGTCGATTACAAAGATGCTTTACAAGACTACAAAGTCACAAGCATGCCTGTTCTTGAAATGTTCGCAGAGCGCTTCACTACCGAAACTGGTGGGGATGTAGACATAAGTTTCTCTAAGCCTAGCATGAAGCTAGAAGCCTTAGAAGAAGGAGCAACTCCAGCATACCAACACACTGACCTACGCAACGAGCGTATCAGCGTTAAGGAATGGGGAATTGCAGTCGGTGTAACCCGCAGAATGTTAGAAGACTCCCGTTTCTCTGAAATGGAACTAGCTTTGAACGAAGCTAGAAGAGCAGTCGAAAGACATGTTACGGAACACGCAATCAAAGCATTATTCGGTCTTGGAGATGCAACCTACGGTACAGGAATTAGCGACACAAGTATTTCAGCAACTAACACAGAAGCTGAAGTTACAACTTTCGCTAACAACCCGCACGGTGGTTTCTTCGGTGAATTGGATACAAACGGCTCTGGTGGATTAGATGCAGATGCAGATGTCCGAATATCAGAGTATGGAATATACAGCAAAGACGATTTGGCAAACCTCGGTGTAGGAAGCACAGGTTCCCACTACATGGTTTGTACTGACGGCGACACAGACGCAGTCGGAGATTTGGCACTTGGTGACATCACCCAAGCTATGGAACTTATCGGAGCAAAAGGATTGAATGCAGACACAATCATGATATCCCCTATGCACTATAAGACTCTATTGAACTTGGCTGACTTCACTGTACCTTTCTCAGGCGCAGCTGGAACAGCAGGTATAGTCCAAAAAGGTGGAGTAGATTATGTTAACGACGTATCTGCCTCTGGTGTTGTAGGACAACTTTACGGATTAAATGTCGTAATGAACTCTTACATACCAAAGAACAGATTTGGTGTTTTCGATATGTCTATCAAGCCTATGGCTTACGTCGAAAGACGTGGATTGACTGTAGAAGAAGCTAACCCCGGATTCGGAATTACTGGTTCTTACATGTCCATGAGATATGGATTGAAAGTTATCAGACCTGAAGCTGGTGTAATCGTTATTGGCGATTAAAGTTAACCGACTTTACTAATCTAAAGATATAGTCGCTTGGCTAGTGCGACAAACAAAACTAGCCACTAACCCCACAAGGAGAAATGTATGGTCAAAATACCTAGAAATATCAAGAAAACTGGAAAACCGTTGGGCGGTATAGGAGCTCAAAAATCAACCAGACGCACACATGCGTTAGTATTAGACGACAGGCTAATTTCTAAACAATACATTTCTAATAAAGCTGATTCAAAAGTCAGCAATGATGCATTTGGTGGTTCATGGGCTGATGTAACAGACATAGCACCATCAAAAAATGCGCTCAATGATAAATTCAATGCTTTAGAAGTGACTACTTCAGCTTGGACTCAGGAAAGTGCTAGTGCAGCAACTTCTAAAACAAGAACATTTGATAGTGGAAATGTAGGTATAGGTTCAACCTTAGCTTACTCTGCTATTGATGAGAAGTTAGTAGTAGATGGAAATATAAAATCAGTTGGACATTTAATATCAGGAGATAATATTAATTTAAAATCTGATTCAGCAGTTTTAGGGTTTGGTACTGATACTGATGTAACCCTAACACACGTAGCCGACACTGGTTTAATATTAAATAGTTCTAGAAAATTATATTTTGGAGAGGTTGGGAGTAATGCAGGAGCATTTATCCATGCTCCAGATTCAGAAGAACTAATTATGCAAGTTAAAAATTCTTCTAGTCAACTAGAATTAAAAGAAAATCGTTTTACAATAACAAATCCTCTTTTAGATGTTAATGCTGCTTCTACTGATTTATCAGGTAACCTAACAGTTGGAGGTAATACTACAATTACAGGGAACCTTACAGTTAATGGTACTGCTACAGCCATACACACTACAAACACCACAATCAATGATAATATATTAATATTAAATAACGATGTAACAGGTACCCCAAGTGAAAACGCAGGTATCGAAGTAGAACGTGGTACTTCTACAAACGTAGCAATAAGATGGAATGAAAGTACAGATAAATGGCAAATAACAAATGATGGTTCTAGTTATAATGATATAGCAACATCAGCAGTAACACATGATGCTGTTACGATTGATAACCAAGGTTTAGGTTTATTAAGTTTAAGTACACAAGCAATAACAGTAAATGATGTTATGCTTAAAAAAGATGGTGGAGGAACTATTACAGTAAACGAATCTGATAACAGTGAAAATTTAACTATAACTGGTGTTAGTGGAGATAGTGGAACCACCGCTTTAGTAGTTACAGGAGGAACATCAGCTTCGTCAAATGCAGCAGTCTCGATTACGGGGCATCTTGAGGCAACGACGAAATCTTTTAATATACCCCATCCTCTAATAGAAAATAAGCGTTTAGTTTATGGTTCTTTAGAAGGACCTGAGCATGGAATGTATGCTCGTGGCTCTTTTGATGTGGTAGATGAAAGGCGAAAAGTAGCAGTAGACCTACCTTTATATTGGTCTAAGATGGTTTTCCCTGACTATACTGTAAATTTAACAACATATGGAGATTATAACGTGTGGATAAAAGATAGAGATGAAAACGGTTTCTGGGTTGAAACAAACTCAGATAAAGAATGGAGCTTTGATTGGAATGTGATTGGAGGAAGAAGAGACGCAAAACTGGAGGTTGAGCCAGATGCCTAACCCAAGAGTTGTAGTAACCGGAGGAGGTTCTGGCGTTGAAGGCAAAATAGAATTCGTTAATGATGATGGTACAGAGATAGGCTCTTTGGAACCAAAAAACACTAGTGGAGATTCTAGTACAGATGAAGTGGAAGCGGAAGGATTGAAAGTAAGCGGAGGTAGTTATACCTCGGCATAAGGTGATTAAATATGGCAAATACAATTTTAATTAAAAGTAAGACCGACGGTGCAGGAGCCCCTGCACACGGAGCAGGTCTAAAAGTTGCAGAACTCGCCGTCAACACATCAAATACAACAGCAACAGCCGCAGGTAGAGGGAATCTATTTTTAGGTGTTACCGCAGAAAGTGCCACAAACCTTACTGCCGGTACTAACACCGCTGCTGCATATGCTGCTGACCAAACTGGTGGTATTGTATGGATAGGTGCCCCTATTCTCAATGAGAATAATATGGCATCAGATGATGCAACTAAGCTAGCAACGCAAGCGTCTATTAAGGCATATGTTGATTCTCAAGTAACAGCACAAGATTTAGATATTTCCGCAGATAGTGGAAGTAATATAGCTATTGATTTAGATAGTGAAGCTTTATCAATTGCTGGTGGTTCAGGAATAACTACAAGTATTACAGGTAATGAAGTAACTATTGCAGGAGATGATGCTACAACATCAGCAAAAGGTGTAGCAAGTTTTTCCTCAAGTGATTTCGATGTATCTTCAGGAGCAGTTTCTATTAAAGATAATTCTATTACACTAGCTTATATGGCTGGTGGTACAGATGGAAATCTTATTACATACGATGCATCAGGAGACCCAGCTTATGTCGCTACAGGAAATAGCGGTCAAGTATTAACATCTAATGGAGCTGGAGCAGCACCAACATTTCAAGCTGCTGCTGGTGGATTAGATGTATCAGGTACGGACAATAGATTAGTTCGTATGCATGGCACAGATGATTTACAAGATAGTGGAATAACTATAGATGATTCAGATAATATTTCTGGTGTGGGAACTTTAGCTTGTGGAGCTATTACAACTTCAGGTAACCTTGCAGTTACTGGTACTATTACAGGTGATACTTCTTTAACATTAGATTCAACAACTTTAACAACTGCCGAATTAGGTGTATTAGATTCAGTTACAGCAGGAACAGCCGCTGCAAGTAAAGCATTGGTTGTTGATAGTAACAAAGACTTGGGAACTCTCAGAAACTTGACCATTGATGGTACATTTTCTGATGGTAACTACACTTTCGATACTTCTGGTAATGTAAGTGGTCTTGGTACAGTTGGTTGTGGTGCGATTACTTCAAGTGGTAATTTAGCTGTTACAGGAACAATTACTGGTGACACTTCATTAACATTAGATTCAACAACTCTTACAACTGCTGAATTGGGTGTATTAGATTCAGTTACGGCAGGTACTGCTGCTGCAAGCAAAGCTGTCGTTCTCGACGCTTCCTCGAACATTGCAAGCATCGGCACTGTTGGCTGTGGAGCAATAACTTCTACAGGAAGTTCACAAGTGGCAAATTTAACTGTAACTGGTGATTTAACAGTTAGTGGTGATACTACAACTGTAAACACTGCTACATTAACAGTAGAAGACCCATTGATTAAATTAGCATCCGGAAATAGTTCCGCAGATGCAGTAGATATTGGATTCTATGGATTATGTGACCCATCTGGTTCACAAGACACCTTTACTGGTTTAATAAGAGATGCAACCGATGGTGAATATCACTTATTCGATTTATTACAAGCAGAACCAACAACTACAATGAACACAAGCGGTACTGGTTTCGACCACGCTGATTTAACAGTTGGAGCTTTTACAGCAGATGACGCTTCAACATTTACTACTGGTTTAACAACTGCTGCTTTAACAGCAACAGCAAATTTAGATATTGGTTCTTATAAATTCCGTTGTGCAGGACTTATGGATGATACACTTACTAGTGGTAGAGTCGTATTTACTACAACTAACGGTGAATTAACAGATGACTCTGATATGTCATTCTCTGGTGATACTTTAACAGTTACCAAGCTTGGTGCTTATGAACAGGCTGGTGCAGTCGACTTCTCTGATGAAGCAATGACCAATGTTAATATTGATAGCGGAGCAATTGACGGTACAAATGTAACTGTAGGTTCTAGTAAAACCTTAGATGTTAGTGCTGGAACACTAACTACTTCAGCCGCACAAAAAGCCGCAATTGTAAACGGTGTTGGAGCTAACGTCGATATAGGAGCTTATGATTTTAGAGCTAATACACTTATAGCTGATGATTTAACAAGTGGTAGAGTAGTATTTACTACAACAAACGGACAACTTACAGATGATTCTGATATGTCGTTTAGTGGTGATACTTTAACCGTCACTAAACTTGGAGCTTTCACAGCTACTGGAGCTATTGATTTTGACAGTCAAAATATGACCAATGTTGATATAGATTCAGGAACTATCGACGGTACTAACGTAACAGTTGGCTCAAGTAAAACATTAGATGTATCTGGCGGAACATTAACAACTTCTACAGCTCAAAAGAAAGCAATCGTAGAAGGAGTAGGTTCAAGCTTTGATGTAGGTAATGTTACAATGACAGCTAATGGTATAACAATTGATGGAACTTTTACTGATGGTACAATGAGTATTGTTGGTGGAGCTATCTCTAGTGCAACCATTGATGCTGGAAGTTACACAGCAGCTTAGAGCTGAACAAAACCTTTAAATAGCAGGAGCGATTGCTATGATTGCTTATTTAAAGTAAACGCAGGATAAAAAAACATGGCAAATGTAATTAAAGTAAAAAACAGAATAGATGGTTCAGAACCAGCAGCGACATCGCTGGCTGGTGGTGAATTAGGTGTTAAACAAGTAGCAGCTGCAACTACAGCAGCAGCCAGTGGTAAACTTTATTATGGAGAAGATGTTGGTGATGGTACTACCCCTGATGGAACTACAGTAGCCAGAGCCTTTGGTATAGGAACTAAAGCAGATAATGGCACAGGACAATCAGGAGTACCAATAGGAGGTAATCTATACTTCAAAGATGGAACTAACATGGGAGTAACCCAAGCCACTTCTGGTGATGTAACTACACTTACATTTGCATTAGATATAGACAGCGCAATTTCCAAGAGTAGTGGCGATTTGACTATTGATGCTGAAGCAGGTGACATAATTTTAGATGCACATGGTGCGGAAGTCTATATGCGTAATGGTACAAATGCAAGTAATTATAATAGATTTACATTTGGTCTCTCACTTTCTGAGAGTACTATAACCTCCCATGGTGCAATGAAACTTGTTTCTGGTACTAGTGCTGATTTAACACTTGATTCTGATGGGGATATTATATTAGATTGTAATGGTACCGATATATTCTTAAAAGATAATGGAACAGATTTTGGTAGTTTTAAAAATACTTCAGGAAATTTAATTATTGAATCTGGAACAACAACAGCTCTTACTTTTAGTGGTGCAAACGTAACTGCCGCAGGAACGTACACCGGTGGTGGACTAATGACTACTGGTGGCAGTATTGTCATACCTGATGCTGGTAACATAGGCAGTGCATCAGATACAGATGCAATAGCTATATCATCTGGAGGGGCTGTAACACTTTCTTCAATTGCGGAAGCTAGTTCAGATACTGATAAATTTCTTGTTTCTGATAGTGGAGTAATTAAGTATAGGGAAGGTTCTGATGTTGCTTCTGATATAGGTGCACTTACTTTAAGTGCCCTAAGTGTAGGTTCAGAAGGAAGCGCTTCGGGTGATGGTGGTTTAGCATACAACAATAGTACAGGAGTATTTACTTATTCACCTCCCGCAGATGCAACCACATCTCAAAAAGGTTTAGTAGAATTCGCATCTACATCAGAAGTAGATACTGGCACTTCAACTACTAGAGGTGTGAATGTTAACGGATTATACCAAGGATTTACAGGAAGTAGTAATATAGTTACACTTGGAACCATTGCAACGGGAACATGGGAAGGAACTACCGTAGCAGTTGACCAAGGTGGTACAGGAGCTACTTCTTTAACATCTAACGCCATATTAACAGGTAATGGAACCTCTGCAATTCAAGCAGAATCAAACCTAACATTTAGTGGCGGAACATTATACATGAATAAATCTAGTGGAGACCCTTTATTTCAATTTGCTATAGGAGGTTCTACTAAATGGAGTATAGGAATTGATGATTCTGATAGTGATAAATTTGAAATAAATAGTACTAGTAGTGTAGGTACTAGCGATTTCGTTCTAGAAAGTGATGGAGATTTATCTATTACTGGACATATGGATATAGCAGCAAGTCATGCTTATAAAGTTAATGGTACAGCTATTCTTTCTGATAGTTCAGGAACAATGACATTATCGAATGTTGATGCTTTAGATGCAACAACAGCAGCTACTATTGAATCTTCTATGGAATCTAATTTAGACACTTTAAACAGTGTAACATCAGCATCTTCATTAGCAACTGTAGGAACAATAGGAACTGGAGTATGGCAAGGAACTGCAATAGCTTCTGCTTATTTAGATTCAGATACTGCACATTTATCAGGTACACAAACCTTTTCTGGGACTAAAACTTTTAGTAACACAATTTCAGGTTCTATCGACGGTAATGCAGCCACAGTTACAACTAATGCAAATTTAACAGGTGACGTAACATCTAGTGGGAACGCTACAACTATTGCTACAGATGCTGTTGAACAAGCAATGATAGCAGATGATGCAGTCGATGAAGCTAGATTACAAATATCTAACTCAGGTACTAATGGATATGCTTTGACTTATCAATCTGGAAATACAGGTAAACTAACTTGGGCGTCTATATCTGGAGGAAGCGGTTATGGTGATGGTGACACAATTAAATTTGCCGATGGAAGTGCTGGCACTCCCGGTTTATCATTAAACTCTGACACAAATACAGGTTTCTATGACACAGGCACAGCAGATGAATTAGGTTTTTCTGCTGGAGGAACTGGTCAAATTATTTTAGATGATGGTGCTATAAAACCTGTAACAGACAATGACATAGACTTAGGTACTAGTTCATTAGAATTCAAAGATTTATACATAGATGGTACAGCTAATATAGATAGTTTAGTTGCAGACACGGCAGATATTAATGGAGGCTCTATAGACGGAGCTACGTTAGGTACGAATAGTGCAATAACTCAAGCCGTTATAGATAATATAAATATCAATGGAACTACGATAGGTCACACCTCTGATACAGACTTACTTACTTTAGCTGATGGTGCATTGACAGTTGCAGGAACATACTCTGGTGGTGGACTAATGACTACTGGTGGAAACATAGTTATACCTGATAATGGTTATATTGGTGTAGCTACAGATACAGATATGTTACAGTTAGATAGAACCAATCAAAAATTCAAAGTTAATGCACCTAATGGTGTAGACATATCTGATGACCTTTTCATGAGTGGTCATGTTTATCTTGATGCTACAAAGAAAATTATATTTGACAATGATGGTAATGACCACACTTATATAGCAGAAACCTCTGCTGATGTTTTAGATATATATGTAGGAGGAGTTAATCTACTTAAGTTAGACGAGGGTAATGATGTTATAACTCTTGGTAATGGGGTAGATTTAAATGTAACTGTTGGAGATAAACTTATTTTAGACGACGATTCCGATACTTATCTCATTGCTAACGCAGATGATAATATTCGAATTTTTACTGGTGGAAGTCAGAGATTACAGATAAATAGTTCTGGAGCAATTAAATTTAATGACGCTTTTACTTTTCCAACCGCAGATGGTAGCGCAAACCAAGTATTAAAAACTAATGGTAGCGGAACTTTATCTTGGGCAGATGATAATGACTCTGGCGGCGGCGGCGGAGGCGGTTATTCTGCTGGAGATACTATTAGATTTGCTGATGGAAGTGCTGGTTCTCCCGGTTTAGCATTGAACAGTGACACAAATACAGGTTTTTTTGACACTGGTACTAATGATGAATTAGGATTCGCAGCTGCTGGTGTAGGACAGGTTATTTTTGATGATGGAAGGATAAAACCTGTAACAGACGATGATGTAGACTTAGGTACTAGTTCATTACAATTTAAAGATGCGTATTTTGATGGTACAGTTTATACTGACGGTATCAACGCAGACGGTAGTAATGGTTTGGGTTCAGCTTCTTCACCAACAACAATAGGTTATGTACAGAGTGCACAACTGAATATGCCATTTTTTGGCCAATATGAATTAGCTACAACAGTGAGAATTATGACGTTTATATGTGGAGTTTTAACGGATGATAGCGCAGCTTAAGGAGAATAAAATATGGCAATAACAAAACAACAAATGTTAGATAAACTCGCAGAACAAAAAACTTCTGTGGAGTCAGCTTTATCAACATTAATTACAGACAATGATTCTATAACTAATAACATTGAAGCATCTTTAGGAAATCACCTTATGTTTTTAGCTGTAACAGAACCACTAATTAAAAAATATGTGGAGGATAATTATTAATGGACGAATGGGAAAGAGAAGAACTATTAATTCGAATGGATGAAAGGATAAAAACTATTTATAATAGAATGGATAAGTTCGAAACTCTTTTCACGAATCACTTAACACACCACGAAATGTGGGAGAACGATATAAAGTCATCACTTCAAAGATGGTTAGCTGTATTAGTTACAGCTGCTGGTGGAGCAGGTGCAATGGGGATGATGTAAATGGCAATAACAAGTATAACAGATTTAGCAGGACTACGTAGTAGAATTCGTTTTATTAGTGGTATAAAAGCTGAAGAGATAGATGATACAGACTTAGATTTAGTCATAAGCATTGCCAGTGAATGGTTTACAGAACAAACTGGCCTTACTTATGATGTTACAAGTTCAGATGCAGCTTATGATAATGCAGTTATGTATTATAGCTGTTATCTAGGAAGTATAGCTCAAAATGGTATGGGTATAGAACAATTAAGGATAGGAGATATATTTGTACAGTATGTCGATGATGAACCATTTAACAAATATTTAGAATTAGCTAATGAAGCAATTATAGCAAAACAGGCACTAAGTATAAAAACAAGTACCTATAATGCTAATGCAGCTACTGGTGATGTAGATTGGAAGAAAAACATCGACGGTAGTGACTCAACACTGAACGTAAGACAGAAACCACGAGGAATGTAATATGGTTAGTGCGGTGAACACAGGCTCAATAAATATGCCTAAGATGTTAAGACATTTGCGTCACCGCTCAAGTCAGGTAAGAGATTTAACTTTTGTTAGAGATGAAATTAAACAAAAAGACATAAAAACGACCAAAGTTGGTGGTTCTGATTTAGCTGGTCCAGCAGTCAGTTTTGGATACGAAAAAAGTAGTTCAGCCGCAGCAGCAGCAACAGATGATGTAGCATATCACGCAGCAAGCCCAGAAATAGTCCTTCCGGGCCTTTCAATGCTCCAAAGTCCAATCACTAGTAGAAAGGGTAGGCTAGAGAAAACTGGCCATAGGATTAGCGGAGAATGCACATTTTATGCACCCTCATCAGATTATATACAAAATCTAGATAATTTTGGAGAAACAGCAGCTTTTGCTGAATTAGAAAGTTATGATAAATTATACGACGTAGAAAAGATATTATACAAAGATGACGCTTTTACTGGAACAGCAGCATCTTCTCACACTTTAAAAACCTTTGCAGATGCAACAGCAGGTTATCAAATAGATAGATTACAGTTTAAAATAAAATCGTCAGGCACGCTTACAGCTATAACACTTAATGGTAATGATGGAGGTAGTAGAAGTCTTAAATGGAGCGGTTCTTTGGCTCTATCAAGCAGTGCTTATATTACGATAGATGTCCCACTTAGAGATATAGCCGTGGGAGATACAACCTCTATATACAAGGATGGTACTAGGACAGCTTTTACAGCTGCCACTGATAATACAATACTCGACTTAGATAAGCTCTATGGAGATAGTAGCAATGAATTAAGCTCCCTTATAATTACTTTATCGAGCTCTGCCTCAGTAGAGCTTAAAGATATATATCTATATAAAGAAGCTGAGTGGTGCATAGAGTCTATTAAAGACTATAGAGACGAGTATATGCAGATATCAGCAGTTAGAGTAAGAGGAGATAGAGCCTCAAGGAGAAGAGCATATGGTTAAAAAGAAAAGTAAATCAAGAGTTAATGAAGCTGGTAATTACACCAAGCCAACAATGAGAAAGAGATTATTCAGAAGAATTAAAGCAGGTAGCAAAGGTGGAGCACCCGGACAATGGTCTGCTCGTAAAGCACAGATGCTAGCTAAACAATACAAAGCTAAAGGTGGAGGGTATCGTTAATGGCACTTAAGAAATCCCAAAAGTCCCTAAAGAAATGGGGTAAACAAGAATGGGGTTACATTACCAAAAAAGATGCCAAGAAACCTAAATCACAAAGAGGTCGTTACCTACCCAAGAGTGTCAGAGCAAAAATGACACCAAGTCAAAAAGCAGCAGCAAATCGTAAAAAACGCAAAGCTGGTGGAGTTGGAAGTCGAGCTAAATACTCTAAAAAGGTAAAAAAAGCAGTAAGGAGGGCGAAGTAATGGCATATAAAGTTAAAAAGAAAAAGAAAACCATGAAAAAGAAATACTAATGAGAAAACACTATAAGAAAGATGGAACTGTGTTTAAAGGTGGAGTGCACAAAATGCCTAATGGGCATATACATTCTGGTAAAACCCACACTAAGTCTTCTCAAAGAATATTTCATTATGGTGAATTATCTAAAAAAGCACAAGCTAAGGCAAGAACCCAACGAGGTAAATAAATGGCACCGAGAAAAAAGAAAGACGCTAAATTAACAAGAGCTGGAGTAACGGCTTATAATAAACCAAAAAGAACTCCTAACCATCCTAAGAAGTCACACGTAGTTGTGGCTAAAGAAGGTGGTAAAACTAAATTAATTAGATTTGGACAACAAGGAGTAAAAACAGCAGGTAAGCCTAAGAAAGGAGAATCTGCAAGACAAAAAGCAAGACGTAAGAGTTTTAAAGCACGTCATGGTAAAAATATAAAGAAAGGTAAAATGTCAGCCGCTTATTGGGCTAACAAGGTAAAGTGGTAATATGGCAAAAGACTTCCTAAATGTAATAGAGAGAGCCATCCTGATGGGTGTAAGTGATAAAATCAACACTGCTACCGCAACTGGTAGTGATATACACTTTTACGGAGAGTTCCCTGAAGCAGAGGAGGTCAAGTTTCCAGCTGTAGTAATTCAACAAGTTGCTTCTGGTTTCACAGAACAGATGATGGGTCAAAGTATGACCTTTGGCGGGGCGAGTGGTACAGGAGAGATATATGGTATATCTTATAACATACACATAATTTGTGAAAGAAAGTCCGAAATCACCATAGGTGGTGTAGTTTATAAACAACGTAAGTTATTAAATTGGATTATGTTGAATTTAG